TTAGACCCATTCGCACCATTAACAGCTATTGGACAATTAGGTAAACCAAAACCAGGTCCTTTTAGTACGCCTATGACTATTTCTGGCTCTACGGATACTCAAGTTAAAATAGATAAGGCGCGTGCTAAAGCCGAAGCCGATGCAGCTAAACGTGCTAAAGAATTGCTAGCACTAACTAAGAAACAAGTTAAGGCACAAGAAGCGCTAAACAAAAAGAAAAAAGAAGAAGGAATACTAGGACAAATTGCTCAGCGTTTTGACTTAGAGCGTGTGCAGATAGCAGCAGCTTTAGGTGGACAAATAAACGATGTAGAGCGTCTACGCCTAGAACTAATGCAAGCTATTCTGGATGAGGACGTTAAGCGAGCTATTATTCTCGAAGGTCAACTAATAAAAGCTGAGTCTGCTGCAAAAGAGTTAGCAGATTTATTAGACAGCCTAGACGAGCTAGTGGGCGACCCATTTACTGACTGGCCATCAAAAATCACACGCATCCAGGAACTACTTAAAGAATTAAAAATAAATGTACCTATAGAGACATTATTCGCAGATAAAGGTCTAAAGCTAGACCAGAAGACTATGACCGTTACCACGATTGACCGTATGGACGTAGACGCCACTAATGTTTACATAAATGGCGCTTTGACTGGACAACCTAATAATGTGATGGCTAGTACCACTAGTTTACCTGCGGATGTATGGGCAGCTTTTACGGCTGGCAATCCGACAGTAGTCGCAGCAGTGGAAGAACACGCAGACGCGGTACTGGCTTTAGCGGATGCTGAGTTATTACTAGCAGACTCTCTATTAGCTGAGTCTGGTGGCAATATAACAGAAATAAACGTAACAGTAGAAGGTTCAGTCATAAGCGAAGGCGACCTGGCTGAAATCATTACAGACATACAGTACGAATATCAGAAGACAGGTAAGGGTATTTTGTACGACCCTATAGCTATCTAATGCCAGCACCTACGTTACGCGTATTTGTAGACTTCGATTCAGACACAGCTTTCGAGGTTAATCCGCTTATTCTAGGTTCTGCTACCGAAGGCATTTTAGGCACTAACCGTCTAGGCTCTGGCACATTACCTATAGAAATTACAGACCTGGTAACTAAAGTAGGGATTAGACGAGGTCGTAACCGCATAACTTCTAAATTTGAGCCAGGTACAGCCGATGTAGTTTTGTATGACCAGAATGGCGACTGGAACCCAGCTAACCCTAACAGCGCTTATTATCCTAACTTAGTACCGTTGCGCCAGATTATTATTTATGCAACCTACGCTGGTGTTGACTATTTCTTATTTTCTGGCTTTATTTCAAAATACGACACAGGGTTTAGACAAGGTAATGAAGACCTGAGCACTGTGACGCTTCGCTGCGTAGATGGTTTCAAGCTTCTAGCAGGTTCGGCCGTAGATACTATTCCTGGCTCTGGCGTACAGCTCTCAGGAGCTCGTGTAAATGCCATCCTAGACGCCATAGAATGGCCTATAAGCCTTCGAGACATAGACGCTGGTGACGCTACCTTACAGGCAGACCCAGGGGGCTCTAGGAACACGCTAGAGGCCTTACAGACGGTAGAGAACAGCGAGTTCGGCGGTATCTTCCTAGACGCTGAAGGTAAGATTAACTTTGTTAGCCGTAACAATCTTATTACTATCCCAGCCACTTCTGTTTATGATTTCTCTGACACAGGCGTAGATATTAGCTACACTAACGCTGTCGTAGCTTTTGACGACACTACACTCATAAATGACGTAACGGTTACGCGCTCTGGCGGTACAGCACAAAACGCCTACGACCAAGCATCTATTGACAAATACTTCTTACATTCAGGTACACGCTCAGGCATCCTAGTTCAGACCGATACTGAAGCTTTGAACCAGGCTCAAGGCATCCTGGCTACGCGTAAAGACCCTGAGGTACGAATAGACAGTATCCAGCTTAACCTTTATGACGACGTTAACCCGAATAAGCCTTTAGCTGGAGTTGACATTGAGATATTAGACGGTGTGACCGTCACTAAGACCATGCCAGGTTCGTCAAGCGTGACGCAGCCTAGCCTGGTTAATGCAATTCATCACGACATTACTAAGTCGTCCTGGATGACGACCCTATACACTTCTGAGCCATTACTAGCTGGTTTCGTGTTAGACAGCGCGATTAGCGGTATACTAGGCGAAGACGTGCTGAGCTACTAAGGAGCAATAATGGCAGGTGCAGGATACAAGCTGTTTAACACGGGTGACGTGCTTACTGCAGCTCAGGTTAACACATATTTACAAGAGCAGACAGTTATGGTTTTTGCCAATGCTGCGGCTCGTACGACAGCTCTTGCAAGCGTTTTAGCTGAAGGAATGGTGTCATATCTAAAAGACACCAACGCCACCGAAGTTTATGACGGTTCAGCATGGGTTTCAATTGGTAACTCTGGTGACATTACAGGTGTAACTGCTGGAACAGGAATTAGTGGCGGCGGTAGTTCGGGAACCGTCACGATTACCAATGACATGGCGACAACGATTACTGCGGCAGGTGATATTGTTATTGGTACAGGTTCAGGAACTTATGATAATCTTCCAATTGGCACAACTGGCCAGGTTTTGACTGCTGACACAACAGTTTCGCCATATAAAGTTAAATGGGCTTCTTCGTCGAGTAATTATTCTCTAGCTGCAAGTGGTAGCCTTAGCGGTGGCTCAGTTAGTGTTACTGGCTTAAGTGGAACAGATTTTATCGTGGAATTGAACAACGCGACTATGACTGCGACCAATGCTTTTGTAACAACTATAAACAGCGATACAACGTCAGGTCGTTATTATAGGAATGATTCTGGTTCAACCAGCGCTTCTTTTTTTACTCGTAATATGGGTGCTGGCACCGGTTATTACGTGGGTTTTAAAATTGAAGGTGGAAATGGTGGTTCGGTAGTTCAGACTGGTGATTATAATATTGGTGGTGGTGTCTATAATCAGACAACAGCCATAACTTCTATTCAGCTTGTTGCTTCTGGCACTACATGGTCTGCTGGAACTTACAAGATTTACAGCAGATAGGATTAAAAATGATTTTTCCACAGGTGCAAGAACATAATGCAACAACTGGTAAAATTTTAATGCGAGAAATGACAGAAGCAGAAAAAAGTGTCTGGTCTGAAAACTTAGAACAGCCAACGATAGAAGAAAAATTAGCCAGCGTTGGTTTAACTTTGCCTGACCTTAAAGCAGCGCTAGGTCTTTAGCACAATCTTGAAAAATTATGCCTAAACTTTGTAAAGCTGGGCAACAGCTCAGAGAGATGATAGATGACGCATTTCCCAGTAGAGATAGAAGTAGTGATGGAACCGCGGCGTCACCAGGACATAAGGCGCATAGTCCTAAATCTGACCACAATCCTGTGGGCCCAGAACAGATTGTACGTGCCCTCGACATTGACGCTAATTTGGCATCCGACAAATCCGCGACGTTCGACCTTGCTAATCAGCTTCGACTACTTGCCAGAACTGATAAAAGAATTAGCTATATCATATTTAACGGCAAAATCGCTTCCTGGGTCGGAAACTACCGATGGAGAAAATACCGCGGCATAAACCCGCATAAGACACACATACACATTAGCTTTACAAAACTGGGCGACAAAGACGGCAGTATGTTTAACCTGCCCATTTTGACAGGAGACACAAATGCAGGAACTAAAAGCAATAGCGGCAAGCTGGGCAAGAAGCTTTTTGGCAGCAGGAATAGCAACATACCTAGCGGTGGGCTGGGATGCCAGTGCAATTGTGAATGCCGCTCTGGCCGCGAGTCTGCCAGTCATCCTTCGGTATCTAAACCCTAACGACACAGCTTTCGGAAGGCGATGAACCCGACAGACTGGGCCGCTTTTGTTCTGGCCTGTTTATCTATCGCAGCTATCCTTATCGGTGGTCTGCGTTACATTATTCGCCATGAAGTACCTCTAATAATTGACCGCAGTCATATCGTGTCGCGCATCGAAAAACTAGAGGAGATGGTTCTAGAATTGCTTACTAACGATAGGAGCGCACGTGGCACAAAAAAGAACAAAGGCACAAAAGGCCGCAACGCGTCGCGCTAAAGAGCTAGCAGCTAAACGCCATACTAAAGAACCTTTGAAGCCTATTGACATATGGGCTGTAGCTGTCGTTGAAGCGTATGAAGCATTAGTACGCGCTGGGTGGGATAAAGACCATGCACGCTGGTACGTTGAAGATACCATGCGTATTCCAGATTGGATTATCCCTAATCCCGACATGAGTCCATATGAGGATGAGGAAGAAGAAGATTAAACGTATAGTCGTTATATCTGACTTACAAGTACCATTTCATGACACAAAAGCCATTAGAAACGTTAGCAAGTTCATCACAAAGTACAAACCTGACGACGTTTTATGCGTGGGTGATGAGCTCGATTTCCAGACCATCTCACGTTGGTCTAGTGGGCGGGACGAGTGGTCGGGAACTATTGGACGTGATAGAAATACTTGCCAAGAAGTTCTTTACGACCTCAGGGTTACCCATATCGTCCGAAGCAATCACACGGACAGACTCTACAAATCCCTAGCATCTAGGCTGCCTGGCTTGATTGGATTGCCAGAGCTGGAGTACGAGAACTTTATGGGTTTTCGTGAGTTAGGCATCAAGTTTCACCGTAAGCCATACGAGATAACTAAAGACTGGATAATGGTTCACGGTGACGAACAGAGCACAAAGCCACAAGGTGGTTTAACGGCCTTAGAAGCCGCTAAGAGGCATGGTAAGTCGGTGGTGTGTGGTCATACCCATAGGCAGGGTATTTCAAGCTTTACAACGGCCTCTGGAGGCCATTTAACGGGTATCCTGACAGGCTTTGAGGTAGGACATTTAATGGATACTACACAAGCCTACTACACACGTGGGACATTCAATTGGCAGCAGGGCTTCGGCATCCTATACGTAGACCGTAAAGGTGTGACACCCGTCACAGTACCCATAGATAAATCTGGGTCATTCGTAGTAGAGGGTAAGCGGTACGGCTAGGCCGTTATCAAATCGTTATACGACACGCCGATACTGGCGTGGTGTTTGTCTGCTAGCGAGCGTACATTCTGCCCTAACGAAAGGGGCACAAATGAAACGCCTAACACTTGAAGAAAGAGCTAACAGGGTGCGCTATTGCTCACGCTGCGATTATGTTGTCTTAGCTGACTCACATATTCTAAAACAGTTACACATTCAGAGCTGCCGCGAATATCTAAACGGCTGGGATTGTATGCACTTAGAAGGCAAAACACACTGCGAGTGTGATGCAGCATGAAACACAACTTAACCCCAGAACAAATTGTTTACGTCTGTTTTGGATTACTAATAGCTATGTCGTTAGCTTATTGGTTCATAATGTCATTAACCGAAAAACACTACAAAAGGGGCTATACACATGGGTACAACAGGGCGAAATGGCTTTACAGCCAAAGAAATAATGGCGGAAGCCGCAGAAACGCTTGATGAACGCGGTCTCGACTACGGGCATCCAGCGATTAACATTAAAAGAATTGCGAACCTCTGGGCGACATATTTCGGGCGGGAAATTGACCCGCTGGACGTCTGTATCTGTATGGCTCTGGTCAAGGTCTCCCGTATCGTCGAGACTCCTAACAGAGACTCATTCATTGACCTGGTCAGTTACGCCGCACTTGCAGGAGAGTCGGTTATTGGAGAGTGGGACAATTTCGATGGCAATTACTAGAACTCCACGAGGTACTTACTGCGATTACTGCAAAATGCACTGGGGCGTCAACGACCCTAGAGGACAAGAGCAAGCTGTGTGGACTATACGGTCAGAGCGCTACGGTAAGGTCATTAACCGCCATTACTGCTATATGTGCGCTAAATACGTACAGACATGGTGGGATGGCACGCTATGGTCATTTAAAGAGCAGCTTGAATACACAGAAGGGTCTATGAGACTAGATGTTTAACTTAGAAAATTATGAAGACGTAGATACGCGCATACATAAGTTTTACGAAGAATATCCAGATGGTGCGATTATTACAGAACAGGTTATGAATGATGATGAAAAAGGAATTACCATCTTTAAGGCGATTGCTTATAGAACTTATGCTGATACTCAGCCTTCCGCTACTGGTTATGCGCGTGGTGTTCGTAAGGACCGTGGCGTGGACGCTGCTTTTCATTATGAGAATTGTGAGACTAGTGCAATCGGTAGGTGTCTCGCTAACCTGGGACTGTCTGCTAAAGGAAAGCGACCTAGCGCTCTCGAAATGGCTAAGGTTAACGACACTAAGAATAACCCTGCACCAATTCGTGTCAGAACAGAGGAGCAAAAGGAATTTCTCAAAACAACTAACCCAGCAGCCGAAATTGTATGGGATACTACGTTAGAACCACCAGCAGATGTAGTTTCAGCTTTCGATAATGCAGTGGATTTAGTAAAAACAGAATTAAAGGCTGAGCCAATACTAGAGTGTAAACACGGTCAGATGAAACTTAAAGAAGGCAAGGGGCCTAAGGGGCCATACCGGGGTTATACGTGTCCGTTACCTATGAGCCGTAAAGCTGAGCAGTGCAAGGCTTTCTGGCAGGTCGTAGACCCCAGTGGGCGCTGGTCATTTAGGCCTGAGGATGAAGAACGGCTATGAGTCAATCGAGAAAGTATCGAGGGTACGCTTCTCAAAAGCTCGTAGCTGATTACCTACGCTCCCACGGCTGGGAACACGCTTTACCCGTGGGGGCTGGTAGGGATGGCACTGACATTACAGGTGTTCCAGGTTTAGATATTGAGATTAAAGCTCGTACTAAGCTAGACTTATCTGGTCTTATGAGACAACTCAAAGACAGAAAACTTAATACTGGCATGGGCGTAGGGGTATTACGTCTGAATGGCCAGGGTGAAGCGGCTATCCAGGATTGGGTGGCCGTTTTGCGTTTAGAGGACCTTGTTTACTTATTGAAAGCGTCTGGGTATGGAACCAACACTGATACATAGGTGTATTGGATGCGGCCTATGGATATACGGAAATAGAGCGAGGTGTGAGTCATGCCAGTCTATGAATTCAAATGCGACAGATGCGAAAAAGTTAACGAAATAGAACTTCCGATGGAAGCTACTAAAGAGATGATATGCGCCGAATGTGGCGTTTATATGTGGCGAGTGTGGGCTCCGATAGCTACACACTTTAAGGGTACTGGATGGGGTAAAGACTAATTGTGACTCAGGTCACATTAGCTACGACACGCCGAAAGGTTACGCTCAAATGATGAATAAACTTGACAAGTATGTTATGCTCAGACCGCTTGCGCGCCTGAGAGGCAGCGCACTTCGCGGACGAGCATTAGGCCGACTTATTGTCATTTTAGCGTTGCTAATGACATATAGCTTCGCTGCAGCAGAAGAAATATCACCAGCGATAAAAGAAGATAAACAGCCATTTCACATTAAGAATGTAAAACTGTATTTGTATAACAAGCTAGACTGGGATGAGTTTCAGTGTGCTAATGAGTTAGCTATACGTGAGAGTAACTGGAGAGTAACAGCAGTAAATAGGGACTCTGGGGCATATGGCATATTCCAGCATATGAGTAAGTATGCGCCTACATGGGATGCTTACGAACAAATAGATAAACACATAGAATATATTGAAGCTCGTTATGATGGTTCATGGTGTAAAGCCCTATCTCACTCACTGAGGTATTCGTGGCATTAAAGCCTTATAGGTCTACAGCACACTGGAAGAAGCTACGACTACAGGTATTACGCAGGGATGCGTACACGTGTGCGTATTGTGGTGACATAGCTACTCAGGTAGACCATGTATGGCCTAAGAGTCGTGGTGGTGAGGACACATTAGAGAATTGTGTTGCAGCGTGTGAGCCATGTAACAGTGCTAAGCGTGCGCGAACAGACGTTTTTTTAGGTGAGACGTCTACCCCCCCTGATTTGGCTGCCTTGCTCTCCCCGAAACGGACAAAAAGGGACAAAAACGGACAAAAAGCACCAACTAAAATAAAAAAAGAGATAGACTCACCTTTTTCCGCGTATGAACGGACGGGGGCTATCGAGAATGGCTAAGCGCAAAGGGTCTACAAAACCACGCTTACAGAACGCACCGCTCAAAGGCGCATCTCGTATAGACGAGGTTAAGAAATTCTTAGAAACGCTTAAAGAAAACGGTGAGCCTATGACGCTACTGCCGTGGCAAGAGTATGTGCTGACCGATATGCTGAAAGTTGACAAGGATGGAATGTTTAAGCGTAAATCCAACCTACTTCTGATAGCACGCCAAAACGGAAAGACTCACTTAGCTAGGGTTCGCATCCTGGCTGGTTTATTCGTATTCGGTGAGCGTAATATCGTGGCTATGTCCTCTAACCGTAATATGGCATTAGATACCTTCAATAAAGTTGTTGATATAATTGAACAGAACGAGAGCCTGATGGTTCAAGTGAAACAAATCCGCGTGGCTAATGGCCAGGAATCTATAGAGCTCCTAACAGGTGCTAAATACGAGATAGTTGCGGCGACTAGAGACGGCTCCCGTGGTAAAACCGCGGATTTGTTATTCATAGATGAGTTACGCGAAGTTTCAGAGGAAGCGTTTACCGCGGCGCGGCCTGTGACGCGTGCTCGTAAAAATTCTCAGCTTGTTATGGCCAGTAACGCTGGTGATGCTTTCAGTACCGTGTTAAATACCATGAGACAGCGCGCTATTGACCATCCGCCTAGCTCATTAGGTTACTGGGAGTATTCAGCGGATGATTTCGCCAAAATACACGATAAAGACGCCTGGTATCAGGCTAACCCAGCTTTAGGTTATTTGATAGATGAAGCCACAATAGAAGAAGCGATAGCTACCTCTAGCGTAGAAGCTACGCGGACCGAAGTGTTGTGTTCCTGGGTAAGCGCCTTGAAGTCTCCCTGGCCATATCACGCATTTGAGGATTTGACAGTGCAAGACCTTACAATACCCCCTGGACCAGCGACTATCTTTGCTATGGATATATCTGTGAATAAACGCAACGCATCCTTAGTAGCTGGACAGATGCGCGATGACGGCAAGATGGCCGTAGGTGTTATAGCACAATTTGAAAGCCAGGTAGCTGTAGACGAATTACAAATGGCTGTAGAAGTAGCCGAATGGGCTAAACGATATAAGCCTAGAATTATTTGTTTCGACAAATACAGCACGATGAGCGTGGCGGAAAGATTGAGCCAGTCTGGCTACAGAGTCCAGGATATGAGCGGCCAGGTGTTCTATCAGGCGTGTGGGGACCTTTATGACGCGATAGTTAACTCTAGGCTTGTTCATAGTGGCCAGCAGTCGCTCGTTGACTCCATGAATAATTGCGCGGCTAAAGAAAATGACGGTGGCTGGAGAATTGTAAGACGTAAATCCGCTGGTGATGTATCGGCAGCTATTGGACTAGCTATGGTGGTACACCAGTTACAGAAGCCACAAAGTAAACCTGCAATACTTGCGGTGTAATATGTACCTTATGTCCGTTTTGTATGGTATCCTATCCTGAATGGGACTCTTTGACCGTTTCCGTCCGACTAAAATCGAAGCGCAGAACGCGCCGCAGATTATGTCGGAAAATTGGACAATCGCACCGACAGTAGTCGGAAACATTTCTCGCAGTGATGCTATGAGCGTCCCCAGCGTTGCACGCGCAGCATCACTAATTAAAGGCATTATCGCCAGTACACCATTAGAAGTTTATCGTGACTCTACTGGTGAAGAAATTGACAACGTGCCAGCATGGGTTCGTCAACCATCACCTGCTCAACCACGTTCTGTAACATTGGCCTGGACTGTTGACAGTCTTATCTTCTACGGCCAAGCATTTTGGCAAGTAACAAGCGTTAGTGAGCTCGATGGACGTCCACTTTCTTTCGAGTGGGTCCCCAATACACGCGTTACATTCAATACAGACCTGTACACAGAATTCATTACACAATATTACGTAAACGGTAACCCAGTCCCTATGTCTGGATTAGGTTCGCTTGTCACCTTCCAATCGTTAGGCGATGAGGGAGTTCTTGTTCGTGGGGCACGTACTATACGCGCTGCTGTAGATTTAGAAAAAGCAACTGCTACTGCTGTAGCTACTCCAATGCCTACTGGTGTAATTAAAAATACTGGTGCAGATATTGGAGAAGCCGAAGCTCTAGGAATTCTTAACGCATTTGAAAAATCACGTAAGAACCGTAGCACTGCATATATGACTTCTACTTTAGATTATCAGGTTACACAGTTCTCACCTAAGGACATGACCTATAACGAGTCTGCTCAATTTATGGCAACTCAAATTGCTCGTATGATGAATGTACCAGCATGGTATTTATCTGCTGAAATGAATAACAGCATGACTTACGCTAATGTGATTGACGAGCGTAAACAGTTCGTAGATTTGTCACTTCGTCCGTTCTATTCTGCTATTGAAGATAGACTCTCGATGGATGACATTACACCGCGCGGTAATATCGTGCGTTTTGCAATAGATGACACATTCCTACGCAGTGATGCTATGGAAAGATTAAATGTAATTGAGAAGCTGTTATCGCTAGGGCTCATTTCTGTAGAGCAAGCTATGGAAATGGAAGATTTGACACCGAACGGAAATAACGTAAATGAAACTAACATTCTCTAGCGAAATTACGGCTGCTGACTCAGCACGTCGTACCATTAGCGGAAAAATAGCACCAGTAGGCGAAGTAGGACATACTTCCGCTGGTAAAGTAATTTTTGAGCGCGGGTCAATCCAAGTAGACGACCCGAAAAAAGTTCTCTTTTTAGAAGAACATAACGATAAAGTTAGATTAGGCCGCGCTCAATCTATTGAAGCTACAGAAGATGGCTGGTATGGCACGTTCAAGCTAAGCGCCAGCACTAAAGCAAGTGACGCGCTAATCGAAGCAAGCGAAGGACTAAAAACGGGTATGTCCGTAGGCGTAGAGGTAATTGACTCACGTCCAGCTAACGGAGTAATTCACGTATTAGCTGCAAAACTAGTAGAAGTTTCATTAGTCTCAAATCCTGCATTTAAGTCGGCTGAGATTAAAGAAGTCGCTGCATCCGAAACGGAAGAAGCGAAAGAAGAAGAAAACCAACCAACAGAAAGCGAGGCTGTCGTGGAGAAAACTCCAGACACCGTAGCCGTAGCACCTGAGGTAGAAACCCCTGCGGTAGAAGCCTCAGCTCCTAAGGTTACAGCAGCTACACCACGTGTGTACGCACAACCACGCATCGCACCTATGACTGGCGCACAATATCTCGAAGCGAACATTAAGGCCGCTCTCGGTGATGACAACGCACGCCAGCTCGTTCGTGCTGCGGATGACTCAACAAGCACTAACACAGGTCTGACACTTCCTCAGCACCTCAACACCTTCATTACTGATACCTTTACTGGTCGTCCAGCTTTTGAAGCTGTAACTCGTCAAGCACTTATCGCTGAAGGTATGTCCTTCACCGTCCCACGTCTCTACACAAATGCAGCTACTCCTAACGTAGCGCCTACAGTTGCAGACACAAATGAAGGTTCAGCACCTTCCGAAACTGGCATGACTTCAGCTTACGACACTGTGACTGTTGAGAAGTTCAGTGGATTGAACCGCGTAAGTTTCGAGCTCATTGACCGTTCATCTCCTTCATTTATGGAACTTTTGATGACTGAACTCCGTAAAGCGTATGAAGCTGCTACAGATGTCGCACTTCTTAGCGCGTTTACTACTAGTGGTACAACCGCTACAGGCGTAGCAGCTACCGCTGCTGGTCTACAAAGCTTCATCTCAACCGAAGCTGCTGCTGCATATAAGGGAACTGGCGGAGATTTCGCTAACAAGCTTGTAGCATCCACAGACCAGTGGGCCGCAATTATGGGCTACGTAGATGGCGCAGACCGTCCACTCTATGCAGTTGCATCTCCACAATTCAACGCATCGGGACAAGTATCACCTACTTCTGTCCGTGGAAATGTTCTCGGTACTGACCTCATCGTAGACCACAACATTCCAACTACAGGTATCGTAGATAACTCTGCATACCTTGTTGCACCAGGTTCGGTTTATGTATGGGAGTCTCCAACAACGAACCTACGAGTTAACGTTCTTACTTCTGGTGAGATTGAAATTAACCTCTACGGCTATCTTGCGATTTATGTCGCTAAGAGCGGTAAGGGTGTTCGTAAGTTCAACCTCTCCTAGTAGTTAAGTAATCGGGTTACCCCAGCGGCTCAGCCCTAGCCGCTGGGGCTAACATTAGAAAGGAAAACAATGCCAGCTACATACGTAACTGAAGCGGAATTACGCTCAGCTTTAGGTATCGGTGCTCTCTACAGTTCTGCAACTGTAGAAGATGTGTGCCAGGCTGCTGAAAACATTGTTAAGGCTAAACTAAATTTTAATCGCCAGGTGGCTATTGCCCGTAGTAATGAAGCTGGCGTAGGTAAATTATATTTTCAATACGCACACAGTTTTTATGTCGGTCAGACTATTACAGTCGAGAATTGTGGACAACATTTTAACGGAAGCAAGACAATTACTGAAACTTCCGAATACACCGTAAGCTTTTCTACAGCTCACCTAACCACAATTCCAAAGCAAGATTTAGCGCCATATGGCTACGCTTATGATGGCGAATTTACAGATTTCTCAACTTTAGACGAAGTACGCCAAGCTTCTCTTATGATTGCAGTGGATATATGGCAAGCTCGACAGACTTCTAGCGCTGGTGGTATTTCGCCAGACTTTCAGCCTTCACCGTACCGTATGGGTAATACCCTTATGGCACGTGTACGCGGTTTACTTGCGGAACACTTAGCCCCAGGCGGTCAGGTCGGGTAATGTCAGCTATCTCTACCCTTCGTGGAACAATCGCGGCTGCTCTAAGTGATAACACGAGCTGGCAGGTGTTTTCCTTCCCACCTGCCAGTCCTCTTGCTAACAGTATTGTTATCGAGCCAGGTGACCCTTATATCGAGCCGTCTAATGACCATTACAAAACCGTTAAGCCTAAGGTTAACTTTAAGCTTATCGTCTTAGCGCCTATGTTCGATAACCAGGGAAACCTAATTAACATAGAAGATTATTACCTAAACATTGTAAACAAGTTAGAAGCATCTAATCTTGCTTACAGTCTCGGAACTTTTACCGCGCCAGCCGTTCTTCAAGGAACAGCAGGAGAATTACTCTCAGGCGAGGTAACTATCAGCATACTCTCGGATTGGAGCTAACATGGCTGAAGTAGACAAAGAGCGCGAGGCTTTCCTTGCTAAAATTGGCCAGGTCAAGCCCGTCGTAAAGAAAGAACAAGCAAAACCAACACAGAAAGATGAGGAGTAATCATGGCGATTACGCTAAATAACAAAGTCGGACTCAAAATCGCTAGCGTAGATTTGTCCGACCATGTGACCTCTGTCACACTAAACCAAGCTTTCGATGAACTCGAAGTTACAGCGATGGGTGACACAGCTCACAAGTTCGTAAAGGGACTAGAGTCTGCAACTATCACCGTGTCATTTTTGAACGACCAGGCTGCCGCTTCTGTTCTTGACACATTGTCAGATGCTTACGGTACAACCGTGGCATGGAAGCTTATCCAGGATAAAGTCGCAGCAGTATCAGCGACTAACAAGCTCTGGACTGGCGACCTTTTGGTTAACAACCTAACACCTATTAACGGTGCTACAGGTGATATGGCCACTATGGACATTACTTTCACAGTAAACTCAGCAGTAACAGTTGCCGATAGCGGCACCTGGTAAAAATTAGATAGGGGCAAAATGGCTAGCTTAAGAATTACTAGGGCAGATGGCACACAGAGTAAACACGAAATTACTCCAGCCATAGAGTACGCGTTTGAACAGCATTTTCGTAAAGGCTTCCACAAAGCTTTTAGAGAAGATGAAAAACAAGAACATATTTACTGGCTAGCCTGGGAATGTCTCCGCCGCGCGGATGCTCCAGATGTTAAACCTTTTGGTTTACCATTTTTGGAGACTTTGTCCTCAGTTGAGGTCGCGGTGGATGATTTCCCAAATGGCTAACGCGCGATACTTTTACGTATCGGATAGCCCAGCTTTCCGTACACACAGGTATCGCGCCTAGCGAGTTTATTAACATGGATAAAGACTTGCTAAAGGCTTTCTATGAAGTCCTAAAGCAACAGGCAAGAGAGCGAGAAAATGCCAGTCGTAGTAAGCGGCGTACCAGAGCTTAAGAAGGCTTTGAAGAAATACGCACCTGACCTACGTAAACAAATGGACGCGGAAATTCGCGTAGCTCTTAGAGAAGTTACAACTGCCGCTAAAGCAAAAGTACCTGGGATGGCTCCAGGTAATTTGTATAACTGGAATGATAAAGGCGGCGACCCTATTAGCCGTACTTCTAAGACCAGAGCGTTTCCTAAATATGATGGTGCGCTGGTACGCCGTGGTATTACCTATAAAATGGGTGCAACAAAACGTAATCGTTTAGGTTTTTCATCTTTATATTCTTTACTCAACAGCGATGCTGTAGGCGTAATTATTGAAACCGCTGGCCGTGTTAACCCGTATGGACGCACACAAAAGGCTGGACGTCGTTATGGCCAGGGTTCGCAAAATATCGGACAAAGCAATAACCCTAATGCTGGTCGTATATTTGTAGGCGCGATGAATGATATTGGACCATTAAAACAATACGACAAGTTTAGCCGCGGTAAAGGTCGCTTACTTTATGCCGCTTATGCCGATAATCAAGGTAAGGCGCTAGACGCAGTGTTTAAGGCTATTGACAAAGCATCTAAACTACTAGATGAGCGTGCCACAGTTAGAAAGGCTGCATAATGCCAGCTATTCGTATAGATATAGCCTCAGAGTTTAAGGATAAAGGATTCAAGAACGCTGAGAAAGCTAGTACGTCTCTTAACTCTACATTTAAGGAATTAGGTAAAACTCTTTTAGGTGTTTTGTCCGTACGGGAAATAGTCCAATTTGGTAAAGCAAGCGTTAAGGCTTTTGAAGAAGATGAGCGTGCAGCGTCTCGTTTAAGTCAGACTTTAGGTAATTTAGGTTTAGCTTTTGAAGACGCTAGAGTATCTAAATATCTTGCAGATGTTGAGACTGCTACTGGTGTATTGGATGATGAATTACGCCCAGCCTTCCAGCGCTTAATTAGCACTACTGGCTCTGTAACTAAATCTCAGGAATTGCTAGGCCTTGCTATAGACATGGCTGCTGGTTCAGGTCAGAGTTTAGGTACTGTTACAGCCGATTTAAGTAAAGCATATGTAGGACAGACAAGAAGTTTAGCTAAATATAATACTGGCCTTTCTACAGCAGAATTACAGACTGCTGGTTTTGCAGAAATACAAGAAGTCTTAATAAAGCAATTTACGGGACAAAACGCAGCATACTTAGACACCTTCTCAGGTAAAGTCAATATGCTGAATGTGGCATATGCGAATATGCAAGAAACGGTAGGCGAAGGCTTAGTAGACGCATTTACGATTTTGTCGGGTGACCAGGGTATCGGCGCTGGCATTATTGCGATGGATAAGTTCGGCGACTCAATAGCAGACGTGACACGTGGCGTAGCTACGCTTATAACAGGATTTAAGGACATAGGCACGTATGGCCGTACGGTTTTAGATATATTTAAGAACTTAGAC